TAAACTTAAAGCAGACAATGCTATACTTAAAGCAAATCAAATACAACTAGAAACTGCTATCGATGAGCAACAAGAAGTTATAACTCAACAAAAAGAGTCATACGAAAATATCTTAACTACAAATAAAGAACTAAGTGCTAAACTAGAAGTGCTTCAAAAAGACAATGACGAACTTACTAAGAAGTTTGCTAAGTATGATATCGCAACTTGGGGTATGGAAAATCCTGAGGCAGCACAGAAAGTTATCAACAAAGCTGTTCGTCATGTAAATAGATGTATAGAGATTGCTTCTGGTTCTCCTCTTGTTGAGCAAGATGATTATAATAAACAATGCCCTGCATTGATAGAGAGTTTAAAATGAGAGTATTAATTATAGTATTAGCAATGTTTCTAATGACTGCTTGTGCTGGTATTAAGAAAATAGAAACAGTAAAAGTTGCTATTGCAAAACCATCTCTTAATCTAGACTTACCTAACCCACTTACTTCAAATGATGTAGAGTGGATTGTAATTAACAAAGACAACTATCAAGAGGTCTTTGATAAACTTACAGCAGATGGTAAACAACCTGTACTATTTGCACTTACAGATAAAGGTTATCAAGCATTGGCAATAAACTATGCAGACATAAGAAAAGTGATTGCAGAACAGAGACAAATTATCATTTCATATCAGGAATATTACGAACCACAACCTTCAGAATAGATAAATATTAGTATGTCAGATTTAGAAAAAATCAATACTAAGATAGCTTTATTAGAAAAGGATGCAGAGGCAAGCGAGAATATTCATCACAGACTAGAAGTTGCTATTGAAAAACTATCTGATTGTGCCATATCTTTAAAGGGTATGTTAATACAACAAGAAACTAAACTATCTAAGGCAGAGCAAACAGATGAGGATATCTTTATCACTTTAGAGTCTCGAAGAAAAGAATGGGACAATGATCTCAAGGAATTGCATTCCAGAATAAATACCGAGAGTAAGTATCTAAGAGAAATGCACTCGTTATCTGAAGCAAAGATAATGGAAGAAATTCGTGGTATCAGAGCTGGGTTAGATAATAGAGTTGGTATGTTAGAGAAGTGGCGATGGGTAATCATAGGTTGTGCCATTATGGTAGGATTACTGATGAATAACCCAGTATTCTTCGAAATGATTGCTTGACTTTTCAACCAATTTTTGTTATAATGTATAGATGTCATCTTATATAGATATTAAATTTCTCAATCTTTTATCTACAAGACTTCCAAAATTCAAAAGAAAATCGGATAAACTATTTAACTTTAGATGTCCGCATTGTGGTGACTCTAAAAAGTCATCTAACAAGGCAAGGGGGTTTGTGTATGAGAAGAAGAATGAACTGTTTTTCAAATGCCATAACTGCGGTATGGGCCAATCACTCGGCAATCTCATTAAGTTTATTGATCCACTTCTACATAAAGAATATATCTTTGAACGATTCAAAGATGGTAGAGTAAGTGAAGAAAAGACTGAACTTGATTTTACTCCTTCAAAAGAACTAAAAATAAAAGATAGAGTTGAGCGACAACTTGACACACTCATTCGATATGATAAGTTAGTCACAACTCACCCAGCAAAACAAGTACTATACAAAAGACTTATACCTAAAGAACATTGGGATAAGTTTTTCTTCTGTCCTAACTTCTATGAGTGGACTAATAGTATTATACCTAATAAGTTTCCAGATACAAGACAAGATCACCCTAGAATTGTAATACCTTTCTATGATAGAGCAGGTAAATTCTTTGCATTTCAAGGTCGTGCATTTGGTAAAGAGCAACCTAAGTATATCACAATCAAATTTGATGAGTCTAAACAAAAAATCTATGGTTTAGATAGAGTTGATTTGAATAAACCTGTGATGATAACAGAAGGTCCTATCGATAGTTTGTTTGTTGACAATGCAATTGCACTCGCTGGGGCTGATGCTGTTGTAAATATACAACACACTCAATGCACTATGATCTTTGATAATGAACCTAGAAACAAACATATTGTAGATCGTATGATTAAGGCTGTAGATGAAAAATTTAATTTGGTCATCTGGCCAAAGTCTTTACAAAACAAAGACATAAATGATATGATAATTGCAGGAAAGACCCAAACACAAGTGGCAAGTCTTATATATAGTAATACATTTAGCGGACTTTCAGCACTTCAACAAATAAACCAATGGAAAAGGATATAACCCCTATGTCGAATCATCTACCTACAAGCTATCAACAATACATTCATAAATCAAGATATGCGAGGTTTGTAGATGAGGATAAAAAGAGAGAGAGTTGGCCTGAAACTGTAACAAGATACTTTGATTTCATGGCAAATCATCTAAAAGAAAATCATAAACATAGTATACCTAATAGAGAAGAACTAGAAGAAGCAGTTCTAAATCTAGATGTAATGCCTTCTATGAGAGCATTGATGACTGCTGGGCCTGCATTAGATAGAGACCATACTGCTGGTTACAATTGTAGTTATATTCCTATTGACAATGTAAGATCATTTGATGAAGTAATGTATATACTATTATGTGGCACTGGAGTTGGTTTTTCAGTAGAAAGAGAACTTGTAGACAAGTTGCCAACAGTTGCTGAGCGTGTTGAAAAATCAGAAACAATAATCGTAGTAGAAGATAGTAAAACAGGATGGGCAAGATCATTCAAAGAACTAATCGCTATGTTATACTCTGGTCAGATACCTAAGATTGATGTATCTAAAATCAGACCTGCAGGTGCAAGACTTAAAACTTTTGGTGGTCGTGCTTCTGGTCCTCAACCATTAGTTAATCTATTTGATTTTGCAATCAATACATTTAGAGATTCTGCTGGTAGAAAACTTGATAGTTTAGAATGCCATGACCTAGTGTGTAAAGTAGGTGAAGTAGTTGTAGTTGGTGGTGTAAGAAGATCAGCACTAATCTCACTAAGTAATATTCAAGATGATAGAGTTCGTAAAGCGAAAATGGGACAATGGTGGGAGATGAATAGTCAAAGAGCATTGGCAAACAACTCTGCTTGTTATACTCGTACTCCTGATATGGGATTGTTTATGCATGAATGGAAATCATTATATGATTCTAAATCAGGCGAGAGAGGTATCTTTAATCGTGAGGCTGCGAAAAAGAAAGTTGCAGAAAATGGTCGTAGAGATCCTAACCATGAATTTGGTACTAACCCTTGTTCAGAAATCATATTAAGACCATATCAATTTTGTAATCTAACAGAAGTAGTCATTCGTGCTATAGATGAATCAAAAGATTTAAAAAGAAAAGTTAGACTTGCAAGTCAACTAGGTACATATCAATCTACACTTACAGATATTAAATATCTAAGAAAGATATGGAGAGACAATACAGAAGAAGAAAGACTACTTGGTGTATCACTCACAGGTATTATGGACAATCAATTAACGATTGAAGCAGATCCTAAACTATTAAAGTCTATGCGAGAAATGGCAGTAGAAACTAATAAAGATTTTGCAAAGAAACTCAAGATACCTCAATCAGCTGCTACAACTTGTATCAAACCTTCTGGCACAGTCAGTCAGTTAGTTGATAGTGCTTCAGGTATTCATACAAGACATAGTGATTATTATATTAGAACTGTAAGAGGTGATAATAAAGACCCACTAACTCAAATGATGAAAGATCAAGGTATACCAAATGAACCAGATGTAATGAATCCTACTTCAGTTAGTGTATTCTCTTTTCCTACTGCTTCACCTAAAGGTGCAGTTACAAGGGATGAGTTTACTGCTATCGAACAGTTAGAGATTTGGTTAAAATATCAAAGAAACTGGTGTGAACATAAACCTTCTTGCACAATATCAGTAAGAGACTCTGAATGGATGGAAGTTGGTGCGTGGGTGTATAAACACTTTGACGAAGTATCTGGTGTAAGTTTCTTACCTCATTCTGACCATACATATCAACAAGCACCTTATCAAGATATAGATAAAGAAAAGTATAATGAACTTAAAAAGTTAATGCCTAAGTCAGTTGACTTTGAAAAACTAAAAAATTACGAAAATGATGATAATACAACTGGTACTCAAGAACTTGCTTGTACAGCAGGCGCTTGTGAGATTGTAGACATCACTTCACAACCAGCAGGAATTTAATGACATTAGAAAAGAAATGCGATAACTGTTCCGCAGAATATACAGTTAAACACGAACTGCCAGAAGATTATGTGGAACAATTTTGTCCATTCTGTAGTCACGAACACGAAGAAGAAATTGAAATAAAAACAGACATAGATGAAGATTGGGATTGATTACAGTCTAAGTTGTCCTGGAGTATGCATAAACACTAGTACTGATGAATTCAGATACGAAGATTGTAAGTTCTACTATCTAACAACTAGAAAGAAATTTGTGGGTGCATACAAGCACAATGGTGTATCCTTCGAGGGTACTGAACATAAACCATATTCGTCTGAACCTGAACGATATGAGAATATCGCAGATTGGGTTGTAGATATAATCAACTCATACTATCCTAAATCGATGGCTTCTAAGAAGAATCATACTATCAATCTAGAAGATTACTCTTATGCCTCAAAGGGCAGAGTCTTTCATATTGCTGAGAATATGGGACTACTCAAACACAAACTCTATCTAAATAACTGGGACTATAGTCTACTTGCACCTTCTGTTATAAAGAAGTATGCTACAGGTAAAGGTAATTCTAATAAAGAAGCAATGACTGAGCAGTTCGCCTTAGATACTGGTCTCAATGTATTAGATATGTTCGAATGTAAATATACATCACCTGCTACAGATGTTGTGGATGCGTATTACATTTGCAAATATCAGCCAGAAATTAGTGAAAATCCAATTTTGTCTAAATAGAAGCATACGACATCCAATGGATGCGTAACAACTCCGAAATTTGATTTGATATCTCAAACTTCACTAAAACCTAAGGCGTGATTATGGCAACATTTAGAGTGCTCATAATTAAAATTTTAAAAAAGATGATTAGAGATTCTTATCATCCAGAAAGACACTATCTAAGAGGGATACAAGTATCAAACCTAGATAATTCTATCGACAAATAGAGATTTTAAAATACACATAACGAATCATAGTTATAAGAACGCCCTAGGACTCATAAAAACACTCAAAAATCACTTAGAATCACCTTAAAATACGCATTTTTAGTGTGTCTTTTATGCAACACTTCTATAATAAATAAAAAACTCAATAAAATCAATAGGATAAAATGGCATATATGCCCGATAGTGCTTGAATCTGCCGTGGAATAGTATATAATAAGAGTATATTAACAAACTAACCGAAAGAAAACATTATGACTTTACAACAAATATTTGAAACATTTAAAAATCTTAAAACTTCATCTGATAAATTAACTTTTATTGATGAGTTAAAAGTGATGACTCAAAATAACATTATCAATTTTGATATCAACTTCGAAACTATCGAAGAAAACATTATGAACGAAAGATAGAAATATGACAATACTATTATACATTACATTATCACTAACTGCCTTCTTTGCTTATTGTACGGCAGTTGCTTACTATCAATCTTTCAAAGAAGAAATCGGAGAACTTTAAAATGATTAAAATTTTCAAAACTGCTAAATCTTTACAAGACGGCATTACAAATATGATGGCTGGCGCTAAAGAAGATTATGCTCAAACAATGGGTAGTTCAGATTCTGCTTACACTAAACAAAAACTTGAAAAGTATGATTCAGAAACAACTATCAAAAACGGCAAGAAGTATGTCAAAGTTATTCATGACCGATCTGTTTTTGCTTTTATAGTAAAAGAAGATTTTAAACACTTCAGACGAGGTGATGTATTGAAACCTGCGGGTTGGGCTGCACCGGCACTTAATCAACCAAGAGGTAATGTTCTAGAGGGCAACTACCCTATCCAGTGGACGGGGCCACTTTACTTGTAAGATGAAAACTATATTTAATTTTTTATTTAATATTGTAAAATTAATGTCTATGTATTTAGTATTAGTTTTCGGAAGTCTTTTTGTATTATACTTAACAGTTTATTTAATATGATTAGTAGTTTTTTAATATTCACAGGTTTATCAGTTTTATCAATAATCGTAATCGGGAAAATAACATGATATAGTATAGGTAAATGGCAAAAACACCGAGAGTAATTTCACCCATAATGAAACGAAATCTATGCCATCGGATGAATGATTATGGGACCCTTAGTCGCTCGTGAACAGATCGAGTTGAAGCACACGAAAGGGTAGAGACAAAATATGCTTCACAAATTATAATATGAATAAGGAGAATACATTATGAAAAAAAGATACTTAGAAGGATCAACAGACACAGATATAGTCAACTATATGTTCGGTACTGGTGAGAGTGAATCAAAGACTCATTTTTTGAGTTATAAAACAATAGGTGATAAAAATGCCTATATGGTAGGGTACTTGTCTAGTGCATTACAAAATGCTCATAGAGACTTAAAAAATGCGAGGGGTGAATAATTATGATTGAGATATTTGAAATGATAAAAGACTTGAAACAAATTAGTCAAGTTCTAGAAGATGAGGAAACACCAATGCATCCTCAAACTATCTTTGCTAAGTTCAAAGTTAGAGAACTAATCACCAAATATGAGAATAAAATTACGGATTATGAGAAGTCTTTCGGTTCAAATAGAACTAATAGTCAAGTAAATCAAGAACTTAATAGTGCTTGACATTTACTCAAAAGTCTGATAGAATACAGAAATAACTAATAAAACAAGGAGAATACATTATGAACGGCGTTTACACACAAGAATTTATATTCGAAGAATTTAAACAATTAAAATCAAGACCAAAGAAAGTCGCATGGTTGACCGATATGAGATCGGCAAGAATCAATCATCCCGAAATGTTTAGAGGTACTAAGGTATCAGTCAAGAATTTTGACAAACTGATTGAAGTATGGTCACAAAAGAACCCTAAAAAATATGCTGAAGATTTAATCGGCATTACTGCTAGAGTAGAGGCAGAACGAATTGCAGAAAAGGCAAAACATAGTGGTGGCAAACCTGTGTTTTCGGGCAGAGGTCCTAACGCAAAATAATGGTTATTCGAAATTTCTTTATGTTGTTGATTATAAGTACACTATTGGTCTTTGGCTTTGCCAGGGCCGATAGTTATACTGAGGCAGTTACTGGTCATGTAATCACACAAAAGATACAGAATAATGACATGGATCATAGTGCTGTTGCAAATGCAGAACTTAATAGACAAATGCACCAGTTAAGTTTAGAGATACTTGCTGTTGTGTTTAATAATATGCCTAATATATTAGATGGCATATCAGCACAAATGAGATTAGAGGCAGACAAGATGTATAAGTGTTCGCTTCAAGATGATTATAAAAACAAAGATTGCAAATAATGAGTAGTACGATATATACATATCAAAAATCAAAGAGAAAACCTATACCTTTAACTAGAGATAGGTTGTTGACGCTGAAAGAACACGAAAGAGCATTGAAGAAGTTGGGTGTTGATTCAAGTCGACCTACTGATTTATCAGATGGTCCGTTAGTGAAGCGGTTATCACGCCTGCCTGTCAAGCAGGAGACCACGGGTTCAAATCCCGTACGGACCGCCAGTAAGATGGGCGGTAGTGGTACTGTGCCTATTGAGAACTGGAAGCTTCAAGAGAGTAAAAACTTTACAGTTGCACCTGCTTATAATAAAGGTGCATATCAAGTTATTACTAAAAACAATATTAAAGACATAGGCAAATGAAATATCAAGGCAAAATATTTACAACATTATATATTGCGTGTATAATCGCTATATTATTAATCAGTACAGGATGCTCTCAAACAAGTGCAAGAAGTCATATAGGTACAGTTGCAGGTGGTGTGAGTGGTTTTACTACTTGTCGTGCATTACTTGATACAAATATAGCATTGACTGCTTTTTGTACACTTGTTGGTGCTCAATTAGGGGCGAGTATGATGTATAGAAATGATATGAATATTCACAACGCAGTCTTTATAGATACATTAAACACAGCACCTGGCAAACGATCACATACAACCTGGGGCAATGGTTCTAATTGGGGATCAGTAACTATCAATAGAAGTTATCTAGTCAGAGGTATTAAGTGTACAGATTATGAGTCAGTTATAAGTGTAACACAATCTTGGCCATTGAGTGGTATTAATCGAGAGAGTGAATTCGGTACTGCTTGTAGAAAACCTGACGGCAGATGGACTATAAAAGAAACTACACAAAAGGGGTGGTGGTAATGAGTACTTGGTTTGACGAGAAAACATTTTCAGAACCTCCTATGTCTTTTAAAAGATATATGAAAAGATTAGGAAAACTATGTAATGCATATGATAATGCTAAAGATCAAGAAATGAAAACTATGTGGTCAATAAAAATGACAGAACTATATAAGATATATATTGACTCAAGACCTAGAAATGGAACATATCACTAATGCATAATCCTTTTCACAGATTTATGGTTACTATGATGTTTATTGCTATATGTTTAGTAATACTAGGTGATTTTGTTATGGCAGAAGAGAAAAGTAAATCACAATGGTTAAGTGAAAACCCTTGTATGATTAAAACTGAAACTTCTACAATAGAAAAATGTTTAGACTCAGAGTGTTTAATCAAAGAAACGATTGTAACTAAAGAAGAAGTATTGAAATGTAAAGATGGCTATGATGGTCCTAACTATTGGGAACTATATGCACAATTTTACTATGACGGATTGACTACTCCTGCTTATTGCAGGCAGTATGCGAGACCAGACCACCCTTTTAAGACACCGGGTATGGTTTGTTTAAATGAAAAAGGTGTCTGGGAAGAAAAGAAATAATGACTAAATTATTAGTAATTATTACCTGTATTGTTGTCCTTACTGTACATGGTGGCGAATTTAAGGACAAAATAAATCTTGAAAGAATTTTTGAGATATCTTATAATATAATGAATCAAAGTGAAGGAGAATCAAATGAATAAAATTATATTGATCGCTTTAATGAGTTTAACTATGGCAGCTTGTGCTAATACACAGTATCCAGTTCAACTTGAAGCGAATGTTGATGAGGGGCGAACACTAAATCAAATACCACAATGGTATGTTGACGCTGCAATCGACAAGGGTCTGATTACGAACCGTAATGCCGATGAGTACATTTATGCTGTCGGTCAAGGTACTAGTCCAGACTTACAACTTGCAGTTGAAAAGGCAATTATTGTTGCTAAGGCAAATCTTGCTGATCAACTTGAAGGTGAAATGAATAAGAGAACTGAATTGTATGTTACAGAAGTCGGTCAAGAAGGCAATAAAGAAGTTGCCTCTAAGATTGAGAGTACAATTGTGAATGTTATTCAAAAAATCAAAGTGCAAGGTTACGAAGAATGGAACAAGGATGTTTACGAAACACCTAGTGGCGAATATAGAGTATATGTTGGTCTGAAGATGGGTGTTGGTAATGCTAACAGACTGTTCAATTATATCGTAGGTCAGGCAACTACTGGTACAGACATAGATTCACTTGCTGAAGAAGCAATTGAAGAAGTTATGAGTTCACCAGTTGAAGCTGTTGCAGTAGAGGAGATCAGTTAATGAGTATTGTTGTTTACAGTAAACCACAATGTCCCTATTGCGATAAGGCGAAGGCGTTATTAACACGCCTTGGCCATGACTATACAGAAAAAGTCGTAACGGTAGACATGACACTTGAAAACTTATATGAAGTATTAGGTAAACAGGTGAGAACTATTCCTCAAATTGTAATTGATGACATACACATAGGTGGCTACAATGAACTTGTAGAACATTATGTATCTAAAGGTATTATCAATTTTAAAGGGGAAAGAGTCTCAAATGAAACTAACTAATTTTCAATTAACTAACTATAAATTTGTTTTTAAAAATAATGAATTCTTTGAATGTATATCAGATCACTTTGATAATGCTATGTTGCTCGTTGAGGCATCACACATTACTAGAGATTTAAAATATACTGCTGATGATTTATTAATTGTTGAAGAACGAAAAGTAAAATATAATATATAAGGAGAGTATGTGCTATTAGTACTAGATATAAAGAAAGAAGAACTACAAGAATTTATGCAATACATAGATGTATCTTATTCAGGCGGTAACGTGCCAGAAGAAATAATGCCTATTGCCGTTGCAGTAAATAAAAGTCTTAAAAATAGAAAGAAGAAAAAAAATGGGTAAATTTATAAAAACACCAATGGATGAGAAGATAACATCTTATCTTGCCATAGAACTATATAAGAAGGATCCTATGAATCCTGTCTTAGCAAAGTTTATGAGTATGAAGAATGAAGAAGGTTATTCTTTAACAAAAGTTATGAACGAATATAAGAAAACAAATGAGCATCCTGACCATTTCAATACAGACGGCACATGGAGATCAAGTACTGGTAAAGTTTCATTCACACAATTTTTAAATGATTGAAGAGGATGAAATGGCTGAAAAGATGGCCAATCTTCGAGCAAAGAAGAAGCCAGCGAAACTATCTAGTATCGATCAAGGTGTATTAGATTTACCAGAAGATCATCCACTATCTTATGTTAATGTTAAGAAGTATATCGCAACACAAGAAGGTCTTGTTAAAGTCGGTAAACAACAACAGAATATGAGAAGTGAAAATCAAAAGTTAAAAGATGAGGGTATGAGAACTAGACTGGATGCTGAGGCATATATTCGCAGTATGAAAAAATATCTAAGTTCAGGTGACTGGACTAGTTTATTCTATGGGGAATATGAAGATAAGTTAATAGAATGGAAGGTAGTTGCTACATCATATAAATAATACTATGAGAGATTTTCAACAATACATAAATGAGGGTGTATATGACCCTAATATATTCAAGGCATTCTTTCTTGCTGGGGGACCTGGTTCTGGTAAGTCTTGGGTTTCATCAAAAACATTATCTGGTATAGGACTAAAAATTATAAACAGCGATGATGTATTTGCTAATGCATTGAAGAAAGAAAGTATGTCTTTAAACTTTGCAGGATATAGTGATGCTGAAATTGCAAGGCGTGATAAGATAAGAGATAAGGCAAAGAGTTTAACTGGTACTAATCTTAAACAATCATTAGAAGGTCGTTTAGGATTAATCATGGATAGTACAGCAAGAGATTACGATAGAATATCAAATGAAGCAAGTTTAATGAAACAACTTGGCTACGATACCTACATGGTATTTGTAAATACAAGTTTAGAGGTTGCATTACAAAGAAATTCAATGAGAGATAGAGTCTTACCAGACGCTATTGTCATTCAAAATCATAAGACCGTTCAAAAGAATATAGGTGCGTTTCAACGAACCTTTGGTCAAAACAATTTTGTTATTGTAGATAATAACAGAAGAGCAGAAGATGTCAATCCTAGTGTTTATAAATCGATACGAAGAATGATAAATCAAAAACCAACATCACCAAGGGCAATAGCATGGATAAAGAGAGAACTAACGAAGAAACGAAGGTAGAAATGGGAAAGATTATTAAGTTCCCAATGGACAAAGTCATTCGCAGAAAACGAGAAGAAGGACCTAAACTTAGCGAAGCAGAAGCACAGATGATGAAAGAGGAAACTTTCATAGAGAATCTATCTGAGCAAATAACTTTAGATATCATTGAAGATTTAAGAGATAATGCTGTCGCTATGGATAGCGATGTGTTTCTACAAGATTTAGCAGTAATGGTCGAAACATTGAAAGCAATGCTCAAACGAGACTTTGGTCATAAACACCCAATGCAAGCCATTACCGATAATCTTACAAAGATAATCACAACACCAGATGGTAGAAAGTTTACCGATATTAACTATGCGAGAATATCTGTACACCCTAAGGTAAATGCTGAGGATTTCTTAGAAACAATCGGTAAGTTACAAAAAGAAATAAAAGATGATGATCCTACTAAAGAAGGCGAACTTGAAATAGAGTTTATTCCTGAGGAATAGACCTTGACAATCCGAGTGGATTGTGTTATAATAATGATATGATTATAGTTGACTTAAACCAAATAATGATTTCGAACTTAATGGTTCAAATCAACGGAAGACAGGCAGTAGACCTATCCGAAGACCTTGTTAGACACATGGTCTTAAATTCACTTCGTGGACACAACAAAAAGTTTCGTAAAGAATATGGCGAAATGGTTATTGCTTGTGATTCAAAGAATGTATGGAGACGAGAAGTGTTTCCAAATTACAAGGCAGGGCGTAAAGCAAGTCGTGAAAAATCAGATCACGATTGGAATGCTATCTTTGCTATGTTGGGTAATATTAGAAGTGAGATAAGAGAGTTCTTACCATACAAAGTTTTAGAACTAGAAACTGCTGAGGCTGATGATATTATTGCTGCAGTAGTCAGACGAGTTCAAAATCGTGTAGGACCTAACCATCTGAAAAAGATGCTTATTTTATCAGGAGATAAAGATTTTATACAATTACACAATGAATGGGTTAAACAATATAATCCAGTACTAAATAAGTATGTAGGCACAGATGAAAATCCTGCCTTATATATAAAAGAACATATACTAAAAGGTGACAGAAGCGATGGAGTCCCTAATGTATTGTCAGATGATAATGTTTTCATAGAAGGTAGACGACAGAAACCTTTAAGTAGAAAGAAAATAGATTCATGGTTAAATGAAGTCTTTATGACTATGACCGAAGAAGAAGAAAAGAACTACAATCGCAACAAGAAATTGATTGACTTAACTTGTATACCTCTAGAGTTAGAGGACAAGATTAATAATGAGTTTGATAATGTTGAAGTGGCATCAAGAGATAAAATCTTGAACTACTTTATAACAAGAAAACTTAAAACTTTAATTGAGGTTATTGATGAATTCTAATCTCAAAAGAACTGTTAAGGAGAAATAACAATGGCTATAATAAGAAGAAATCCAGACGGATCAGTACAAAGTGATAGTAGAGGTCAAGGACCTACACAATCACACCCAGCATTAATGACTAGAAGTGGTATCAATGCATTAGCAGAATCAGGCAGAGCTTTGCCTTTGTTAATGGATGAGATTGCTTCAAAGATTAATAATGCAAAAGATAAAACAAGAAAACTAAAAGTACTTAAAGAAAACGATTCAGTCGCTTTAAGACAAGTACTAAAAGGTGCATTTGATCCTAATATCGAATGGTTAATACCTGAAGGTGATGTTCCCTACACACCTAATGACGCCCCTCTAGGAACAGAGCATAATATTCTTTCTCAAGAAGCAAAGAGATTATATCTGTTTACAAAAGGTGGTGATAATACCTTATCATCTTTGAAAAGAGAAACAATTTTCGTTCAAATGCTAGAAGGACTATCTGCTGGCGAAGCAGATTTTTTGATTAATGTTGTTAATAAGAGAATTAACAATAAGTACAAAGGATTCACAGCGAATCTAGTCAAAGAAGCATTCGGATGGGATGATAACTTTATGAAAGTTGAAGGATAATCCACGCTATCATTAAGAAAGACCCCTATTTTACTAGGGGTTTTTCTGCTTGACTATCCGAAGTAAATAGTGTATAATTAAGTATGAAATTAAATCATCACGAAAAGAAGATCATTAATGGTATTCTAGACAGCAGAAAGGCGAGATATGAAACGCCTAGACGCAAGATAGATGGACCATATAAAGAATGTAAATATTATGAGGCAGCTATTTCTTTAATGGTAAAAGGAATAGTTTATGCTGAATCGACAAACGAATTACTAGTAGAAGGACCTGCATTACCTGATCCAGAATATAGATGGTTTGTATGTAGACCTTGGAAAACAAAAAGAGAGTTGAGGAAAAACATATGAAATACTACATGAAAAAATATTCATCATTACTTAAATACTACATAAAAGAAAATAGTGAAGAAGTTAAATCAGGTCTTATTGCTTTTCTGATTACTTTCATTACATTTATGTTTTTAAATATCAGTTTTAAACCAGAACCACTAGATGTAATCATCTGTGAAGATGGTGAATGTTCGTCAATAAAAGCAGAAAAGATTATCATTCAAAATACAAAAGAAGTAGATGATGAGTTTATTGATAGTGTAAAGAAAGTTTTAGATGAACCACTTATAGAATCTAGTACACACAAAACATTTTTAGATTCAATGGATAAATGTATTGACTATGTCTATCTAAGTGTATCGCCTGAACATCAACTGCCTAAGAAACTTGTACTTGCTCAAGCAATACTAGAGTCTGCTTGGGGTAAATCTAGATTTGCGAATGAAGGTAATAATCTATTTGGTATAAGAACATTTGATAAAAGTACAGACTATTTACTACCTATCACTTGGGATCCAAACAAATGGCCAGGGTGGGGTGTAAAAGTTTATGAGAGTAAATGTGCTAGTGTTAGAGATTATGTTCGTATCATCAATGAAGTATGGGCATATGAAGAACTTAGAGAAGCAAGAAAAAGTAATCCAAACATTACAGCAATAGAACTTGCAAGTTATCTTGATAAGTTTTCAACTAATCCTAATTACGAAAATCTAGTGGTGAGAATAATCGAAACAAAATTATAGAATGAATATATTTTATCTACACGAAGAACCAAAGACCTGTGCTGAACAGCACTTAGACAAACATGTGGTTAAAATGCTTATCGAGTATGCTCAACTAATGTCAACTGCTCATAGAATGCTTGATGGTCAAGAGTATGTTGCTAAATCAAAGACAGGTAGAAAAGTAACTAGATACAGATTAGATAATCCTAATGAAGAAGCAACTGTCTATAAAGCTTGTCATCTAAATCACCCAAGTGCTGTATGGGTTCGTGCTAGTGCTTACAATTACTACTGGTTGTATCGAATGTGGTCTCATCTACACGAAGAATTTCAAATCAGATATGGTAAAGATCATAAATCATATGTTGTACTCAAAGAACTATTGAGAAACCCACCTAAAAATATACCCCTAAATATTCCTTTTAATCAACCAACACAAGCAATGCCAGATGATGTAAAGCACGAAGATAGTATTACTGCTTATCGAGACTATTATATCAAATACAAGAACAGTTTTGCTACATGGAAAACAAGTGTACCTGAATGGTATAGTGAGGGAATAAATGCCAACATATAATTTTAGAAACAAAAAGACAAATGAAGAATGGCAAGATTTAATGACGATTGCTGAGATGGAAAAGTTTGTCAAGAAAAAACACATTGAATTATTACCACCGACTCAAATGAATATTGTATCAGGTGTAGGATCTATGGATAGTAAGACTGACTCTGGATGGAAAGAAGTTATGTCTAAGATTTCTGAAGCACATCCTGTCAGTCACCTTGCTGATAGATATGGTAAGAAGTCAGTAAAAGACACACAGGTAGATAAGGTAATAAAAAAACACAGAGACCGTAAAGTAAAAGGCGGTGGGGCGTAAGTATTATAAATAATAGTACTAATGCTATCGAGTATATCTCAACATACTCATTCTAGATAAAAAGAGTCAGATGTTGTGAGGTCAATCCGATAAGGCGTTATAGATGAGCGCTCATCAAACAGGAATATATATGGCAGACTTTGACTTTTTAGATGGTTTTGACACAGGTGGTGATTGGGGATTTTCTTCAGTTGCTGAGAAACCATCAGGAAAAACACAATCAGACTCAGAAACAACTAAAGCAGTTGTTAAACAAACAGCTGATGGTGTCGGGAAAGCTGTATCTAAAGAGGTTCTTTCTACAATCGAAGGTAAACTTGATCGAATCTATTCAGCAATAAATTCAACTAAATCTGAAATCAAAGAAAAGAATGAAACAGAATTAGAGATTGCTAAAAAGCAAATGGATGATGAGTACGATTTAAGAAAAGATAATCTTGGTAAAGATCAAAAAGAAAAATATGCTAAGTTAGAAAAATTAATAATCCCCTTATTGATTAAGTTAGCAAAATCACCAGAAGATTACATCTATTGGCCAAATAGAGAAAGTGTAATCGAAACACAACTAAAAAAAATAGTAGAGATAACGAGAGGTTAATATGAAAGTATCTGAAAATACTTCTATTAGTATGCCCGCTAGAAATTTAATCTCTATTATAACAACTGTTATCGTAGGTGCATGGTTTGCTTTTGGCGTTATTGAAAGATTGAACTCCATAGAAACACAACTACAGTTAATTGAAAAAGATATACAAGCAGCAAACGAGTTTATAGAAGGTGTGCCAAAAGGCGACATGGTTTCTCCACAGATACAAGAACTCTATATGTTAGTAGAGTATCTATCAGGTAGTGTAGAGAAAATACAAGTGAAGATTGAAGAAGAAATACCTAACATTAAAAAGAATGCTATGACCATACAATTTCATGAGGATAGAATAATAGATGTAGAGGAGAAAGCTAATGGGAGTAATTGAAGTAGTAGTCGTATTAAGTCTTTGGACTTTTCAAGGTGATGTTCGGAAAGTTGAAGGTTGGTACCATCAGGATAATTTAAGTACTTGTTTGGCGTCAAAAAGATATGCTGAAAAAAATGCAGGCAAAACAAACAAATACACTTGCTCAGTTGAAGAATGTTTAATGAAAACAGACTCTACTGGTGCTAAACATTGTGACAAGATCATTAACTAATAAACAAAACAGTAAGGAAATAATATGCAATTAAGTGATAACTTCAGTTTAAACGAATTTACAAAATCAGATACAGCAGTTAGAAAAGGTATTGACAATACACCTAATGATGTTCATTTAGAAAACATGAAAGCACTATGCGAAAATGTTTTACAAAAAGTAAGAAGTCATTTTGGCAAGTCTGTTAGAATCACAAGTGGTTATAGATCACCTGAACTATGTGAAGCAATTGGTTCAAGTTCTAAATCTCAACACGCTAAAGGTCAGGCTGCTGATTTTGAAATAACAGGTATCGATAATAAAGAACTGGCAAAATGGATTAGAGATAATGTAGAATTTGACCAGTTGATATTAGAGTTTTATACCGAAGGTGATCCGAATAGTGGTTGGGTTCATTGCTCTTATAGTGATGATAATAGAAAACAAGTGTTATCTGCCAGTAAAACCGATCAAGGCACTCATTATTCACACTCTGAATTAAAATAACTGCTTGACTTTTTAGTCATTTACTGTTATAATAGCAGTTATGAATCAGTTAAATAAATTTATGAAAGACAACTATAGTCTAAAGTCTTTCAAGCACAACGCCCCATCTTGGGCTGGCCCAGACTTACCCACACAATCAATCAAAGGTAAACGATACTATGTAACCCCTAAGGGTGAGAAGTATCCTTCTATTACTACTGTCTTATCAGATAGAGGTAAAGAGGGTATTCGTAGATGGCGTGCTCATGTAGGTAATGATGTTGCAAATCAGATAATGAGATCAGCTGCAAGACGAGGTACTGCTGTACATACATTGATAGAGAACTATCTTAACAATGAAGAACTGACAAAACAAGAAGTGTTACCTCTTGCATTGTTTACGATAATGAAAGATCAACTAGATCATGTTGATAACATAGTATTACAAGAAGCAGCATTGTATAGTGATAAGTATCAGATTGCAGGTAGAGTTGATTGTATCGCTGAATATGATGGTAAGTTATCTGTCATTGATTTTAAAACATCCACAAAAGAGAAGAAAGAAGAATGGTGTGAGAACTATTTTATTCAATGTTCTGCCTATTGTGAAATGTATGAAGAAAGATTTGGTCAACCCATCGAGCAAGTCGTGATTCTTATGGTTACAGAAGATGGTGCTGTTCAAACATTTGTGAAAGATAAGAAAGCTTATCTACCCTTACTCAAAGAGGCAATAGCAGACTTTACAATTTCAAACTTGGGGTAATTCTTTTTTGACTTCTGGTCTATATCTCATGGGCGTTATAGACTTATTGTCCCATAGATAAGGTTGACACTCGATTCTAAAAGCAACATAATCATCTTTATTTAAACTAGGTGGAAAGTTGTCATCTTCTCCTAAGTAATGCTCTTTTAGAGAGTCAATAACTTCATCACCATCTTTAGATATATGACTATCACATAATTCCTCTGATAGAAATGCTATATCTGTATGGTAAGTAAAGTATGCCTGATCTGCACCTTCAAAGGTAAAGATTGCAGTAATTAAAAAGACAATTGAGAACATAAAACTATTTATAAAAAGATGAAAAAAATTAAAAGTAATCCAGTCGCAAGAGCAAATAAGAATAGACCGCAAGTCATTCCTAATAAGAAGATACCTAAGCGTAGTGATTTAAAAGACGATTTAAAGAAAGAACTGCTTGACAAACCAAATAGAAAGTGATATAATAGTATTATGGATAATATAATTACACCGAATAAATTCGCTTTAATAATTGAGAATATTGTTAAAGAGAAAAGAACTTCATATATGGACGCTATAGTATCCTATTGTGATAAGACTGGTCTTGACCCTGCTACAATAAGATCGCTTGTTAATAAAACATTAAAAGAAAAAATCGCATATGAAGCTCAGGGACTGAATATGTTAAAAGAGAAAACGGCGAAACTGCCGATATAAGGAGAACGATATGGGAATTTATAAATTCTTTAATAACATTCTAGAAAAATTGATTGCACCAGGAGAACCAGTGCAATTTCTGACAAAATCAGTACTAGAATTAACTGACCCAATTACTAGAACTGATCTTAAACATAAGACAAAAAAAGAACTAGAGATAATTGGTAGAAATCTAGGTATCGAAGTAGATAGAAGATTGAAAAAAGATAAACTAGTAGCACAAATCAAAAAACGAATCAGGACTGTATAGTAGGTAGAATGAATGGTTTTGAGGTTTATAAAATCTACTTGGCTGTCAAACTTCACTTCACAAGCAAAAACCAATCTTATGACTTCCATAAACACAATGGTAGAACAACGGCAAGGTTGGGCACCTTTACTAAAAGACGGGATAGGTATTTTTTTCACAAACTTTCTAAACTTTATAATGATAGGGATGTTGCTGATT